ATTCAGATTGAGGGCGTTCTGACTGACGATGACCCAGCAGGGCGCACCGTTAGTGGAACCAAAGCGTTGGCTACGATTGACGCCGCGTTTCAAATGTCTGACGTCGCGGCTATCGGTATTTTACAGGCCATCACGACGTCGGATTATCGCAAAGCGTATATCATGGAGATTGGGCCTGTAAGCGGTGTGACGTGGCAAATCTACTTCAGCACCTCGCATGGCACCAATATTGGAGATGTTGCTCACGCCGACCTCAGCACATCCACACGTATCGCCTACGTCCGCGTTGTTGACAGCGGTGGCTCAACGTATGCCACCGCAACTCAACTGGCGACAGGTATCGCTGCTGCAGTGAACTCATCAACGTCGGGCTGGGACGCGCCGTTCACTGCTTCTGTATTTACTTCAGAACTCAAACCGTCTGTGGGTGCCACGCTTGTTTCAATTGAATACGACGAAGTCGGAAGCGCTGGTAACGACATTTCACTTTCAGCACTCTCATCCAGCGACAACAGCGGCTCATCAGTAATTCTCTATCACACGACTTTCAGCGGTGGTCGAGACACGTCCAGTGCTTTTGCCCGCTCTGCTGGTGACAAATTGCAGGACCTCTACGGTATTGTCCACAACACGCAGAAACCCGGCTCTTCTATCGTCGCTGGTGCGGCTATTGGAGCCGGCGCTGCTGCCTTGACAGTCGCTACTGGTGGGGCTGCGGCTATTGCTGGTGCAGCCTTGTTCGGTAGTAGTGCAGGTTATTTGGCGGGTGGAGGACTGGCTCTTTTCGTAGATGGTGACTACCCCAGTCAACTCATCATTCCGTATAATTCGATGCTCACGGCGGACAGCGGTGAACTGTATTCGGTGCGCCATCTTCGTCTTGCTCTTGGGCTTGGGAAGAGAAGAGAAGACAAATTGTCAACGACAAACACGAGCACGAAGCAAAATGATGGAGACGACATTGCCATCCGTGGGGGTATCAAGAGCCTGACGTTGGGCCATCAGGCGGGTGAAACCATTTACTCCTTCCGTATGACCTACCTGCCCGTCAACATTCTACTGTGAGGTGATACCGTGCCCATCATGCTCCAGTCCAATCACGCGCTGTTGTTTGACGGCGTGACGGATTCGGTCATCATCCCACAGGGGCGCAACAGCCGGGTCGGGGAGAAGTCAGAGCAGGGCGACATCGTTTCGACCAACCTGCTTGGTGAAGACCTCAGCGGAGAACGGGGGCAAGGGCTGATTGGCGACTTGTTCGACCGAGGCTTCGCGATTGAGGCGTGGGTCACGCCTGACTGTGGTGGACGTGTCGTGCAGAAAGACGGTCAGTTTCTCCTAAGCGTTGGTGACGTCGACACGCCCGGACCAGCGGTGTTTGAACTCAACGTGGTAAGCGATGTTGGGCTTGAGAAGGTCATTCTCCGAACAGCCGTGGAGACAACTGCTGGTTATGACGGCACCGTCTATCCTGTCAACACGTTTGGTGGAGTTGACGATGCCTTCAATCGCTTCAACAGTGATGATGATGCCACCGCGCTGACGTTGTCGCAACGTCCGCTTTTGCATCTCGTCGCTGGTGTTCGTGAGGGCAAGGTTGTGCTTTTCGTCAACGGTGTGTTGATGGCCTCGCAGGAATTGTCACAGGAGTTTGTGCTCAACAGCAGCAATGAACCAGTCTTCATCGGCGGGCATGGCGGGCAGTTTCGCGGCATTATCGAATCGCTGCACATCTCATCAGCGTTTTCTGATGAGATGACGACGCGCAGTGCACCGTTGGTCAACACGCATACGGCTTGTTTGATGCGCTTTGAGGAGCCAATTTCACCCATCAGCGGCACCTATACGTTCAGCAGCATCGGTAGTTCCAGCGGTCTTTCAACGCTCAACATCGGCACCACAACGGCTGCCTCATTGGCCAGTGCTCTGACAGGAAAGACACAGACATCAGGCACGGTTGATTTCACCAAGACCCCCTATTCGACAGGTGACTACAGCGTCGTTGACTTCACGACTTCACCGGGCACAAAGCGCACGCACCTTGTCCCCCATGTGCCGTTTAACCTCCTCATCAATCCCGGTGCTGTCAAGCGCAGCACAATGAAGCCGAACCAATCTCCGCCTGAGCGCGTCCGGCTGCTCTCAATCGACCTCGGTGCTGGCACAGCACTGGTCAGTAGCGTCCACCTCGATTTCGTCAACAGCACGCACGACAGTCGCGATGTCCCGTCGCTGCATGACGGATTGCGACCAGTGCTTCACAGTCGTAGTTCTGCGACGGGCGACGATTACTTCGTCGTCATCACTGGTGACAGCCTCATTGAAAACGGCTCAGGGCGCCCCTATCAGCCGCCTCATTTTTCCACTCAGATTGTCGACCGCACAGGTCAGATGGTGCTCGATGAGGGGCATTTCGAGCAACACGGTATTGTGTATTCCGACCGCATGGCCACGACAGCAAGTGACAGCGACAACCCGTTCGCTGTGACGTGGCCGAGCACGCTTGACGCGTCGTTTCAAGTCGGGCACAGCGGACGCCACACGCTAAACCACGTCCAAGGGCACCACTACCTGCGTCAGATGGCCGACCCGCAAGAGGAGATTCTCGACCAGCGTATTGACGCCGCCGATGTGCTGACGTTGATTTATGACGCAGCATCGAAGGGCATTGACAAGCAGTTTCCGATGAACTCACGCGTCGACTATTACCGCGAACTGGGCACTCTACCGGTGCTTACTGTCGTCTCTTCTTCCACCGCCTATGAGGAGGTGGATAACGGTTTGACGGGCGCATCTCGCGACCTTATCGCCATCGGTGGGCTAAGCGGAGGGTTGAGGTTTGACCCTTCGCCGTTCTTCCTCAAAGGCCCTGTGCCCGAAGATTACGCGAACGTCGATGCCGAACTGCGCAAGCATCACTTGAGGCCATCAGCGACTTCGCGTATTGCGGTGTTGGAGGTCAGCGGTCTGTCGAGTTACGGCATGTCCCCATACGTTGAGATTCACTATAACGCCATTGACCTCACTGGCGCGAGCATGGGCAAGACAGCGCCTATGCTGATGGTGGAGAAGACTATACCAGCGGCCAACACGTTGCTCTCAGGTTCGACGTATGTGCTTGACGTCATCGAAACTGCGTTGTCATCAGGCGCTACGTTGCACGCTCCCGGTGGCGTCATTTCCTTTGGCGCACCAAGTGACAGCGCGATGTCCCAGTTCTTTGCTTCAAATACTCTGATGGGTGACAACAGCGAAGGTTTCGAGAGTGACGATGAATTGGATGAGCGGTTCACGCCTCAAAATTACTCGACCATCGTTGCCAATCAACCGCGTAAGCCACCTCAAAACATCGCTGCATCGCACACCACAGCAACCCATGAGTCGCAGTTCAACAGGCTTGTGATACAGCAAATCGACGCCCCAACCGAGACGTTCACCAATCGTCGTGCTGTCCACACTGACCACACCTCTCCAAGCAACGGTCAGTTCGACGTTGGGCGCACAGCAAGCGCGAGCAACGTGCACGAGATGTTCGACATCATCGACAACCACGCTGTGCTCTCTCCAAACGTCAAAGCGCGGTATTTCGTTCAGCCCTCAAATCGCACGCGCACGCGACAACTGACGTATGCCCGTGGCGCTTTCACTCGTCCTGACGACTTCAACGTGGCCAAGGTCATGTTGCTTATGTCCCCCATGCGACTCCGCTCTGTCGCTGAAGATGAGAGCGATGAGGGTAGCCGCGCCACCATTGTTCGCTGCGTGGGTATGAACGCTGACGCGATGACCCGTAATGTCAGTGAGATTGGCTCAGGTAGCCCCAACTCGCATGTCGTCAAGGAAATTGAGCCAAACGCACCCGTCGTCACTGTGACGCTCGGTGGGGTTGGTCAAGGAGCCTATGACACCAAACCTACGTTCGACCCAAGCCCAATGGCTCGTCTGCCCTACAGCACGAGGCGTGGTTATTCGGTGTATGCGACTTCGGCTCGTGTTGACTTGAGCGCTTCGCCACAGAACTTCCTGAACGTCGTGGCGCTCAACAACGACACAGACGACCTCAAAACTTGGGCGACATACCCCTTCCCGAAGAAGGGACGCATCTATCTGAAGACGGGCGCCAGTGCAGAATACGCCAACAAAACGGGTGTCTCGTTCCACTTCGCCAACGCTTCAATCGGCAGTGGCACCTACGTCTTGTCCGATGGGCGTGAGGTGGCATCGTTCCACGAATGGGTCGTTGGCTCGGGCCTCATCCCTCAAGCATCTTCTCTGTCGGGCACGAACAGCGATGTCTACCCACTGGGCGAGGTCATCCTTGGCGACGGTCACTTCTTTGCTGAGAATGCCGCAGACGATGGCACGACAGTCAACGACCGTATGTTCCAGTCCATGGATAACGTCACGCACGATTATCAGTTGGGCACGCAGTTTGCCAGCACCCGTGCGTTGGTGGAGATTCCGCTGTTCAATGCACAGTTCTTTGAAAACGTGAACGAGGGCGTTCTGCCCGGTCCCGACAACTCGTTGAAACTCCATGTCGACCCGACCATGACGGCGCATACGTGGAATCCGTCACCAGTTGGTCGTCGTTTCCCTGAGAAGGCACCAAGCGACCGCTCCGCCCGTGGTGCCTACGCCTATGCTGCCGAGAACTCGGAGCAAGTGCGTGGTGCGACTATCATCCACAAAGCGGAGATTGTCAGCGGTAAATACCGACTACGCGTCGACAAGCCGGAAATCTTCCCCGCAGCCGTCACGTCGGCAGGTGCGTTCTCTTACGTCACCAACGTCGTGCGCTACCGCCGTGCCTTCCTCAGCAACGGTGAGTGGCTTATCTATGACAACGACCCGGCTACGGACGGTTATCTCCGATTTGAGGACGAAGACTGGTCTACGTCTGAGAACTTCCTGCGCGACTACGAGGTAGGACACTCGCTGATGACGGCGGGCGGTTATGAGTCTGAAGCACTCGTGCCAATGGAGAGTGACATCCTCACCTCGTCCTCAGCCATGGAGCGGCGCAGCGAATATTACCACGACTCTGCAAGCGTCAAGACACAAGGTGGCAACGTCGATTACGGGCTACGCCAATACGTCAGCGCTGTTGAGTTCAAGGCCGGTCCAAAGTCAAACCCACACGCAAATCGAACGGTGGCTAAACGTGCCAGTGGGACTGTGCTGTCGGTCACGCCGCTGGGCACAACGGCAAATTTCGGTGGCCTCGTTCTGCTGACGTTCTCCGAAGAGGACTTCGCAAAGTTCCCCAAGGTGCCCGTGCCTACCGACACGAACAATCTCATCACATTCACGACTGGCGACTACCACTACGAACTAACGGTGCCGTCGCCCGACGGTAGCATTCGTCGCTTCATCTATTGGGGCAGTGCGGCGAACGTAGGATTGCGGTCATCCGACATGACGCCTGAAAATCTCGGCACGTCAATCGTTGTGCAGCCTGTTTTCACGGCATTGGCTGCGACGACACCAAACTACCTACTCGCAACATCAGCCGACTTCATCGCGGGTGAAAAGGCCACGCTCACCAAGCGTTCGTTTGACATTGGCTTCAGTGTGAATCCACTCGATGTTGCCTTAGAAACCACCCTCAACATCAGCGACTCATTCCGACCGGGTGGCACAGGTGTTCGGAAATCATGGACAGTCGCAAACGTCGCATCGACGAGCAGCATGACTGTGACTAACACCAGTTCGCTGTTCCTACAGTCCAACACCTTGGGGCTGACAGTGAAAGTCAACGACTACCTCTACGCTGAAACCAACACCGGTAGCGCTGTGACCGTAGTGCGCTACCTTGGTCGAGTGACGGCGATTGCTGACTATTCGGCTTCATCCTCTCTACCTCTCACCATCACGCTCGACGGCAGCATGACGTCAGCCACGCAATCCAACATCAACAGCGAGATTGCAGGTGGAAGCCTCACCATCCACCTCAGAGTCGGATGTCACGACGTGATGAAGAATGACGATGAGGCTGTGCTCAACCGTCAGTGGCTGTCTCCATATGCGCAGGGTGGTCTGCGCCATGGGGACACCGTGTGGGCGAACATGACGTATAACAACCCGCACGCCGTAGAGGGTATGTTCGCCAAGAGCCGTGGTGTCTTCAACGAAGCCTTGGTGTGGACCGGCTTCAACGACGGCGACGGCTCTTTGACAACCAGCGCACGCACAAGCATTCCGCTTGAGAACTTCTTGATTGGTGACTCTTGCCTTGAGACAGCGCAGAATTATGCGCAGCACGTCAACAAGACAATTGAACTGAACTACACCAATCTCGGCTTGTCGACCGACCTTGCACCCAAGGTCGCGTTTGTCGACCCTTACCTCGCCAACGAAGAGCACGCTCGGGTGTTGCTCTACGACGTGGCGCACGACCGAGAGTTCGTCGCTTTCCAAGACCTACACATGCAAGTGCAAACCAGCGCCAAAGTGGCAGAGATTGGTTGGCAGCGCGAGTTCACAGCCACCAATATTGTTGACTCCAGCACGGAGATTGACCTTGTGCCGTATTCGATTGGCTTTAACGGAGCCAGTCAACACGCCTTCCTGACACAAATTGACGTTGCCGCTGGCTTCCTTTCGCAGAACAAATACGCACGCTCAACAATTCGTTCTCGCTTCATGGAGAGCGCCTATGCCCACGACATCGCGAATCACGTAGCGACATCGCTGCTCAACCCCATCGCAAGTGGGACTGCACCGACAAACATCGTCAAGGAACTGACCAACGTGACGCGTATCGCTCAGTTTGGCAAAGCGCATGGACACTTTGTGCACACTGGCTACCACAAGGCAGGCCCATTCGGCAACCGCTCGCTTGGTGACAGCATTCTCCCACGCACCACAGATGGCTCTGCTATTCCGTATTGGGCTGACAAGATGCACGCCTACACGCGCACGTCATTCAGCGACACGGGTAGTTTCCTGCTCAAACTACGTGAGCATCGAGAGAGCGTCACAGGTGCATCTTTCCGTGACCCATCTACTTTGTTTGATACACCCGATGGCACGCGAGTCGTGCCCGCATTCCTTGCTCTCAAGGGCATTCGCTCAGAGGCACTCAACCTCACCACACATGACGAGGCTCGCTTGCAGCATCTGAAGCAGTGGACTGACATGGACTTTACGCGACGTTTGACCATCGACCTTGGTGAAGTCGGTGCGCGTATTGGTGGGACAAGCATCCTCGCGGCTGCGAACGAGGTAGTGCGTCTCATCAATCAGGCCGGTGCAAAGCAAGGTCGCACACATGCACGCCGTCCATCTGAACAATACCCCGGTGAATCAGAATCACTCGATTTGACTCGCGTTGGTGCTCGCGCTGCTGATGGCATACGTGACCCAGCGTCCTCGCACATCAACGCCGATTTCGCGGCGACTGGTTCGACCCATGACCCTGCGGTATGGTGGGACGAAGACAAGGCGTTCGAGTCGCATGACAAGGGCACACACATGGGCTATGTGCGCGCTCACATCGGACGTATCGTGCAGGACACCAACGGCAACGAAGGCTTCAGCATCGTTGTTCACAGCACAGTGCCCGGTGCGACTGGGCGAAACTTCTGTGTATGGCTCGACAACAGCAAAGGTCAATCGCGCTACACGCCGAAGTTCCTGATTGGTCACGGTGGACGCTATCGCACGTTCTGGTGCCAACCCGATGAACTCAGTGGAGAGAACATGCACCCCGCGCCGATGCCGCTCAACAAGCACGGCCGTCCGTTTGCACCAGTCACCACCCTGCAAGGCTACGTTGTTCCTGACGACAGCGGTGTTGAGTTCAAACCAAGCAGCGACTTTGCACCCCGTGGTGATGAAACCTCTGACCCAGTTATGCGCGCCGTCTCTATGGCCACTGGCTCAGGACAGTCGCATAACACAGTGAACACAGAATCACTGGAGGTCGAGGGCTTCAACACGTCCTACGTCACAGGTTTGCGCACGGGAACCAACGCGGTCGCTCGCGTCAATTTTGGCGGACTTACCGCTTCCGGTGTTCCGGGCTTTGCTCCTGACGCCGGTAAGTGGGGTTTCGGTCGCAAGGGCGATGTGCGAATCGCTGAACGCTATGGTCCAGCCAAAGACACCAGTGGTTCATCGGCTGCGGCAACGACCTATTCCAGTTATGTGCCCTCTACTGATGTGCGCGAAGAAGCCATCGGTAATGCACCGCTCTATGGTTTCCGCTTCATTGACCACCGTGGTGTCGGACACGGTATTCGCTTCATCTACCGTAGCATGGGAGAGTCATTCGCTTTAGACGAAACACAATTGCCGTCAACGATTGATGATGAAATTGCAGTCTTCATTGACGACCGAGACGTTGGACAAGGTGGCTTCACCATCGGCAAGCACATGCACGGTGTTGGCGATGCTACGGGCCGTTTTGGCGCAGCGGGAACCAACACGTCGCTCATGTCGTGGAGGGGGAACCGTTGGAACCCCGTGCCTTCGCCAAGCGCCGCGTATGACTGCAACGCAGCCTACGATTCATCAAGCAACAAAATCACTGTCACGCTACAGGCTCCGTATAACGCGTGCCCTCATTTCGACGTCCTCGGCTACATGGGCTTCCCGCTAAGCCAAGGTTTGCTCCAACTCTCTGACCCGTTTGTGGATAGCAGCATGACCGGTAGCCAAGGCCACGTTTTTTCCTACACTCACCGCACACGAGAGGGGAGCAGCGGCACACACGTCTTCCACGGCATCCAAGGCTCGACATTTACACCGAGTCACACGCACTCAGGCGGCTCAGTTTCAGCAAACTCTTCGTCAGTGTTCGGAACTGGGAGCATCAACATTCGCGCACTCATCTCTTCGACGGTCAATTGGACGACGCTTGTGACCGACGAACTGCTTGCTGCCATCACAGCCGCAGCCATCAACCTCGCAGACCCTAACGTCGATGAGGGCGTGCCCTTTGACTGCCGCGACATGTTCGCTTCAGATGGGCGGACATTTGGTGAGTGGGGTGTGGCGGAGGACGCTATTCGCATTCGTGCGTTCAACACCGCTGGTGGTGGCATCCGACCCCTTTCGGACTTCTTCTCTGCGTCTCTGCATCGAGACTTTGCCATTCAGTCTGCTCACGTTGAGTTTGGCGACATTGAGGAAATCGAAGTTGACAATGGTGGCATTAGCCTCCCCAGCACTTCACGCGCTGCGACTGACGCCAGCATTGACAACGGTTTGAGGGCAGAGTGTGGGTATTTGCCATTCACCGTTCTGCAAGTCTTCACCAAGAGCAAGGGTAGCAACAGCAACACAGCCTCACCAGTTCTCGTTGACTCTCGCAACAACCCGGTAGACCCTGACGAATGGCACCGTCGACTTATCGGCTACACTTTCACTGCAAACGCGGGGGACCATGTTCTACCGCGCGTCGACAACCCATCGGTCCTTCTGTTGGCTGCCGAAGTGACCAGCGACCCAATTCAACTGACCACGAATCAGGTGTGGCACTTTGCTCAACCTGCCGGTGAAGAAGGCACAAGCATCAGCAGCAAGACCAAGATTGCATCTTTTGGTAGTGTGAGCAACCTGCATGTGCAGAATGGTGACGTCTTGGTGACAAGTCAAAACGGTGCCAACAGCAAGACGCATCTCTCACTGGTGACTGGCACGAAGACCTCAACTTTCCCTGCAAGTGACCCTGCCAGCAACGCTGTAGCGCAGCGCTTTGGCGACACTGCGCGGGCATTCCGCACTGCTGGGAGTCGCGTCTTGGGTAGCGTGTTCTCTCGTCCCATGCTCTTCTTCCGTGGTGGGCGCGACAGCATCGACCACTCGGTGCCACTGTTCTTCGGCGGTGGTTTCAGTGGCGTCACACTCGACATCAACGACGGCACCAAGAACGACTACAGCGAGTTCTTCACTCATCCATACGCGGCTGGACCAACTGGTGTCGCTGGTGTGCAGCACGCCAACGAGTTCCTCTCGTCCTACTCAATGCTCGACTGCAACGCTATGATGGCGTTTTTCCCCGGCACCCCGCTTTTGAACCAACATCGCGGCAACATCAATCCACCGTTCTTCAACTCTGAAAACATGCTAACGCCTGACCTAAAACGCGGCGCGCAGGGACATCACAGCGATTACCCCGCCCCATATTCGAGTGGCGTGAAAGTGCAAGTCCCAATTCCGCTGGTGCTGCGTTTCGCACACCCCACTGCTCGATACAGCGACCACAGCGGGACCACAGACAGCAAAACCACCTACCTGATTTTCGGTCCCGGTCAAGCCTTCCCATTCACGGCTCAAACCGCTACCCCCGACAACAGCAGCGAACCACATCCCGGTCGTGCTTTGACTGTCGGCAACACATGGTCGAAGGTGCCAACGCACACCAGTGGTAAGCAGTTCCTGCACAACCACATCACCAATTCAACCGTCGGTTTCCTTCCCGAACTTCACTCCACACAGGTTGCTCGTTATCGGACACACTGGCGACAAACGATGAACTGGGAGCCTGCACAGGGCAAATCCAATGCCACGCGATTGCTTCAGCGTCCTGAGTCCGGCCGTTTCTACGGTGAAATGTTCACGTCCAACGGTGTGCTCAACAGCGGCTCACTCGCTGACTACAGGACCGCTCATCCACTTCGGCATGCTGTGTTCATGGGATTCGGTATGGCCAGCAATTCTGATTGGTGTTTTCACATGGACGGCGGTTATCACCCCGGTGGCTCGTGGTTGGACAATCAACTGACGTTCAATCCACCACACCCCAACGACAACAGCCGCGTAGCAAAAAGTGGCGTGGCCGGTAATGAACTACACCCAAGCGCATTCCGCGTAGCAGCACCATTGGCCAACCGGGTGCTTTACGGTTCATCTGCGTCTTTTGCCAGCGACACTATCGAGAGCGACGACATCGAACTCGAATACATCGCTGTTGACGCCACGAAGTGTCAGAATGGGGAAGAGATGGCTGCTCTGCTTGGCTCCGCCATCAACTCATTCCCCGGTGCTGGTGCGCTAAAGGCCATGGGTGGGACATTCCTACCCAGCATGGGAACCAGCAACCGGCAAGACCGCTACGGTTGGGTCGAAGTCACGGGAGTTGTCGCCTATTTCCTTAGTGCAAACGATACGGCTGGAAACATCAAGACCAACGCCATCAAGAACAATTTCATGACGCTGGCCTTTTCCACTCAGGTTTTGGCTGAGCAAGTTCCCGAAAGCGGTTGGCTGCGAACGAGTGCTGACTTTGACAACGGGGTGGACAGCAACAACGATTCTGCTGCCTTTGCTCCCTATCACAGCCGAATCGTCAAACTTGACACGAGTTCAGGCCAATACCATGTCACCTTCTATCTTGGTAGCAACCGCATCGCTGGCTCAAAGGCCTTTGAATCGCTCAAGACATGGAAGGACTACCTCGACACGGGCGTTGCTGCGGGTAGTGAGACTGTTCCCGATGTGAGCGGAGCAACCAAGGTCTACGTGTGGACCAAGGCAGGCGTTCACCGATGGGACAACGCGGGTCGACTTGAGGGCTATTCACAGGTGCACTTCAGCGGTTTGGTCGACGCCATCGACAGGACACGTCCAGTCGGGCTACCGGGTTGGCACGGTGAGCGCTATTCCTACCTAAACACGCTGGCTGTGTCCGGCGCATATTCCGCTGGTCTTGGGGCATGGCACCCATCCCTCGGTTTCTCTCCATTCGGCGGTAGCATGGGTTGCGCGTCTGTGCTCGGTCACTTGCCTCACATTGCCCCCATGCCCAACAGTCCCGAAAGTGGTTTGCCCAACGACGGGAGCAACGGTGCTGCCGACTTCCCCGATGCCGACACACCCAATGGTCCGAACTATGACGCTGACGAAGACGGCGACCAATCCTACAGTGCGAGTTTCGTTGACGGTAGCAGCAACAATAGCCCACCACTCACCACGTTTGACGAAAACGTGCACAAGGACTTACAGCACGCTCAAGGCGTATATGCCCGAGCCATGTTGGTCGTCGCTCACGAGTCAGAATTGGCTTTGGTGGCCAAGCGCGACCGTGACGGTATCAAGTGTGTTGGTGACTGGTTGCGGTCCAAAGACGCAAGTAGCATTACATTGGCCGGCACAACACGTTGGGACGACCGGATTCACGGTCAGGACCGCTTCATCGCAACAGCAAACGCAGGTCCCAACATTGAGGCTCTCATCGTTGATGACACGGCTCTGCCAACGGTAAGCAGCCCTACAGCAGCCAGTGGTTTGGTAGCCTCACCGTTCAACGCTGAGTTCTTCTTGCACACGGCCGTTTCCGCAGACACTGAACTCGAAAATGCCGAGCCGTGCCGCAAACCAACTGGTGACTTGTTCCTCGACATTGACAAGAGCATCGGCTCTTTCTATTCCGCAAGCGCTGGCGCGCAGCGCAACATCATGGACCATTTCTATGAGGCAGGGAGCAACAACCCAATGGGTGGTTTGTGGGGCGGTAATACGCAGAAAAACTCCTACTGGATGGGTGACGTCAACGGTTATGAGATGTTCAAGCGTTCGCCGGCCAAGAACTTCAGCATCGAGCACATCGTGTGGAAGCGCATGGACGGAGGTAGTCTGTCGCTACCCGCCATGAACGCGCGTGGGCTTGGGGCTGTGCCATGGGTCAGTCGCGTCGAAGGCAGCAACGCCTACACGACCGGTGAGAAACTGCTTGGCAACGTGCGTTTCTCGTTTGAAACGACGAACTCAGCGATGATGCCAATTATGCGAGCGCATGAACTCGGCCATCCTCAATTGGCTGTTGACCCACCTGTCGAACTCCGCGATGTGTTGGAAATCCCCAACGAAGAGATGCAGTTTGACGATATGGTCGTTGTCGATGACACAGGACAAACACACACGCTGAACGGTGGCTCGCCGTTGGGTGTTGTCATTCGTGCCTACCGCTCCAGCGGGGAGCGTCTCGCGAGCGGGCTTGCCCCGTCTGTTGCAGGCACTGGGCTTGAGCCGAACATGACAATTCGTCTACCCGACCCCAACGCGATTCCCGGCAACATCCTTGTTCGCAGTGGGTTCGACCGTGTGCAAGCCTATCAGACCGAAACCATGGGTGATGGCGGTATGATGACCAATCCACAAAACCTCGGTCAACTGTTTGATGGGCTGACCGGGCCTTTTGACGCACCTGTGCTGTCCGAGGCAGGCTGGGAGCATATCGACAAGACAGGATTGGACAGCACCAGCAGCAAGTGGGACGCGGCGACGGGTGACAAGCCTCTGAGCAGTGCGTATGAACTGCACGACCGCACTCTGTTTTTCCACGTCACCAAGATGGGGCACAGTCACACCGACCGTTACCCAACGACCTACACGCACAGCGGGGGTCTGCAAAATCAAGCATTGACGGTGTCTTCGTATGCGAGCAGCACTGCTGTTTTGACCGCATCTGCGTCAATCACAACTGCAATCTTCGACGCCGACTTCGCCACGAAGGAAGTCATGGATGAGGGGTCGGGTAAGCGACGTAGGTTCCTGCGCCTCGCTACCGTAACAGACAGCGTCGTCGTCTCCTACACAGGCATCAGTGGCGCTACGTTCACAGGAGTGGTTGGCGATATTGACTTCGACCAGTTCTTGCTCGACAACCCACCTGCTTCGTCCACCATCAACGTCACTCCGTCCTATTACGTGCCTGCCGGTAGCACTCGCTTCTTCGCAGCACGGCGTTTGCGTGACCACGCAGAGGTCAGCGGCAACAGCCCTGACATGGCGCACACGCATTACCTGAACGGGAACGCTGACACGACAGGCTATGCTCGCTACAGCGTGCCGCGCATGACACCCATGCCTTACCCGCGTATGGGCCATCACTTCGTCAACGCCACCATGCCTATGCTACCCGGACACTGGGCACATCCTGCCTATCAGGGCCTCTATTCGGGACATGAAGCGGAGCGACGCGCGACCCTGCGCGACCCTGACTACATTCGTTTGCTGGACCATGCTGACCTTGACGACTCTACCTTTGACGCCAACGTCTCAGACTACCTTCACCCTCTCAATCCACAAGTCCGCATCGGTAGTCTGACCGCTACACCCAGCGGACCCAGCGACATTCATGGTGGTGGTTTCACCTTGATGTTTGAGACGAAGGTGCGCTTCGACGGCTACGGTATTCTTGCATCAAAGGGCACGGCGGGAGACATGAACAAGGCGGGCGGTCATTCGATTGTGCTGGAGGCTGGTGCGAACTACACGCAAGACAACCACTTCCCCGACCCCGCTGAAGTCGGTGCCTATCAGATTGTCATTCAGCCCAATCTACACGAGGCGCAGATTGCTGGTTTCCATCACAACAACAGCACGACCACCGCCTTGCCAAACGGCAGCAAACGTGCACTCACAGCCCAGCAGATTCACCTCGTGGTTGGCATCAAATATGATAGTGAGCGAGGTGGTTCACCCATCGGTGGAGCGACACTCATTCTTGCCGAGGCGACGTTGGCTGACGTGCGAGGTTGTGAAATCTTCGTGAACGAGGTCATCCTCGACCACGACCCCGACCACGGCAGTCACTTCACAAACATCCCACCGATGCTGCTCTATAACGCACTGGGTGTGCAGGGTAGTGAGTCACCGACATTTACACGTCGAACTCAGCCGTATCATCCGGGCATGTTTGAGGACAGCACGCCCGGACATACGCTGAACATCCCGTGGTGGAGCATTTTCCACAAAGTGGCACCTGACGACTCCTCGTCTACCGGTTTCAGGCATTTGGCGCTTTATCGCATTGACAACTTCTACCAGTTCTGCCGAGCGTCATCGGGCGCAGTGGCGGCACAACTGACGTTGGCTGGCTACCCCTCCATCAGTCCCGACATCTATTCTGACGTGATGGCCAACGTCTCACTCAGTCCTAAGTGCACCGTCACTGGTAGCGGTTCAGGCTATATTGAGGTCGATGATGCGTCGTTCTTCCCGAACAAACCAGCCTATGGGGAGCGTCTGCACTACGTTGACGCAAGTGGGAATGACAAGTTCATCACCTACACTCAACGCAGCGGCACGACTCACAACGCTGCAACGATGAACCAACCTGACCGCTTCGTCACCAGTGCGAGTTCACCCGGCAACGGAACGGTTTTGCGACTAACGCGACCTTACAGTGAACGTATGACTGAAACGCTGTTCACTCATTCTAAGAGCAGCGTGTTGACCCGTATCATGCCGCAAATGTTGCCGGGTTCACGCGACACGAACAGCCTCTATACGGCTGACGCGTTCTTGTGCATGTGGCATCACAACCTCGGTCGTCCTCACACATTCTATTCTGATGGCAGCCGGACATGGGGTGGCACGACGACAGACCGTGCAATCAACAAGGCTGCGTATAACGGCATGCCTGAGCACTTCGAGACAGTTCATTACCACGCGGTGAACTACGCGGCCAGCCATGGTCCGTTCCATCTTGACTTCAAGACGCCAAAACCCGCGCAGCACTTGTCGGGCACCTTCAGTTCGGTCAGCGGTTCACCCTCTACACTGGTGTTTGGTGCAGACGTTTCAGGCGACGGCTTGGTCGGCAAGGTGTTGTTCACCGATGGACGAGTCATTGGAACAGTCGCATCTGTTTCAACCACCGACGTCACGTTGACTGGCGACATCCTCTACACCCCCGCTGCTTCAACGACCGTCTACGTTGGTGCGGATGGGTCGGTCGATACGGCGGCCAACATCCACGCCATGACCGGGTATCAGGCTCAGGGCGGCACTTCAACGATGCTGACTCATTACTGGCCGTGCGGTAGTCGAGGTGGGCCACTGGTCAGCCGACTCGACGGCTATGCGGCTTGGGCTGCCGGGTGGCATGTGCCTCGCCAATATTCATCCGGTGGCGGTAAGCACTGGGTCGATGACGACGATGATGGCTCATACGCCGTGTCCAGCGGCTTGAGCGATGGCTCGCTGGTTGCGTCTCGCACCTATCCGTTTGGCTATCGCTTTGGCCTACGCCAACCGTGGAATCGACCGCAGTGGGGCTTCTACGGTATGCGTGCACATCGTGAGGAGGGCCTGTTCAGTGGCTCACCAGCCAACGCCAATTATGCTGTGGGTAATGGCACTGGACCATTGGTCGCGTATGAGACTCAGACGTTGACGGCAAAGGGTGGAAGCAACAGCAACCAAACGCTGAAGCCGACATACGCCGGTATCATGGAGCGACAGACCAACTTCAGTGCCATGCTCGGTCCCGACAAGGCTGAGTGGCAGGTTCGCTACAGCGACGGTCGCCGCATGACTCGCTCATTCGGTTGCCCTGTGCGCACCATTCGCAACGGTAGCGGCGCTCCGCGCGATTGGTGGGGTGACAGTGCCGGTTTGGGCATCTCCACGATTGATGCTGCTGTCGGGTATTACCTCGTTGACTGGTGGGGCAACACGCGTGGTGAAGACATTCGACGTGCCCCGGTGCGAGGCTTTGGGATTCGCCCGGCATGGGACGCAGGTGATGCGTATGAGTATGACCGCACCAACGGCCGCACGCCCTACGCTCGGCTCTATAACAACGGCAAACCGATTGTCAACCTCAAGGGTATTGCTGACAGCAGCGGTGACGTGCTGAGCAGTCCTACCGCCGTCGTGCCTCGCTTTGGCGGTCGAGTCAACAACACAAACAACGGTAGCACCACCACGCTCGTTGACGTCTTCGCCCCCACCAATGCACTGCGCGTGGGTGATATGGGTGGTGGTCGTGGTGTCCGTTATCCAACGCAGTTTAACGAAGACGTGCTGGTCGAAATCAGCGACGTGTATCAAGCGTCAGGTGTTGTCTTGTCAGGCAACACCGCTGAGCCTGCCTTTGGCCAAGGACTCATCCGTCCGCTTGATAGTGAGGTGCAACCTGACGAAATCAAGCGCGGCATCAGCCGCCGTCTTGGTGTTGATGAGGATGGTTTGCTGAAGCCCGATGCCGTCGTCAGCGACCGAGTTGAAAGCATCACTGGCACCAGTGTCCACAAGGACGCGGTGTCGCGTTCATCCCCTCGCATCGGTATTGACGGTGAGACGACTGAATCGCTGTTCAACGGTGTTTCGACAGACATGGTCGCCATCAACAGCGAAGCCCACAGCCTGCACACTGACCTCGGTGTGGGGCAGCGAATTGTGCTTGAAGGCGGTATGCAGACTGGCTCACAGACGCTTGGCGACTATGACCTGACGGCTCTGTCCTTTGCTGGTCAACCGCACGGCGGTGTCATGCGATTTACGCACACGAGCAACATCAAACCAAGTGGCGGCACCTATGTCCTTGAGTCACGCTCTTTCGCTGCGCCGTTTGATGACACAGGATGGGGGCGCTCAGGCTCCGGTAACACCAGCAACCCGTTCCAAACGACAACTGCGACGTCTGCTCCGCACAACCTGACGGCCACCAAGGTCACGTTCATGCTGCGCCCAGTTCGACTGCTTGACAACCAACACGTTGCTGTCTTCCGCAGTGAGCGCAACGTCGCTGGCTCGACACCTCAAGACGGTGGCACGGCTTACGGTGCGACTGCGGGTGGAAAATACGGCCTGTTCACGTATGAGGCGACGGACGCGACGTCAACGAACTACGTGCGCACGACCATGCCTGACGGCAACGCCCCGTATCACCCAGTCTACTTGATGGAGAGCAGCAGCGATACGGTGCCTGTCTCCAAGGGTCCGAAACTACCCGGCACTGCTGTCGCTGGTTTCGACAGCGACTCGCTCAAGAGCGTGGTTACACGACTCGTTGTCAGCGAGAACACGCTACAGCACTTCCGTAGCGATGCACCTCGTCGCAGCCTTTCCAAGAAGGACTTCTCAGTCAAGCCTCGGTTCAGTCAATCGTTGCATAGCAAGGGGCATAAAGGAGATGTGGACTACGGTGCATCAGACCATAGCGGTGACGCATCATGAGCCAAGAAGCCATGACCAATGCTGAATATCAGCAGTGGTTGCAGAGGCAAATTGCCTCTACGATGCGGCCGGGGTTCCAAATGAGTGGGGGCCAGCAATCAACGCTCAATGATTTGTTTGCTGTGCAACCGGTTGACGCTAATCTCAATCAAAGAACATTCGCGAGTGGGGAAAATCCTAACGCGTGGTGGTTTGACAATCGGTCTCCTGACAGGCAGAGGGCAAAATCAATTGACGAGCACGAGGCGAACCTCAGATATGCCATGAGTTCCTCGGACGGCACAAGAGTGCCCACCGCCCAACCAGTGGAAAACACGCGCAGACCCGTTGCTATTGTGGAGCAGAGAACCCCGAAAACACTCAGCGGCAGCGACCATGACGGTGTGAGGCATGCTTGGAAACCTGACCAATACCGTAGGAGTTTCAGACTGGTGGACGATAAAGGAAAAGCGCTGTCTCTCATTGATGATGCTGGCTATAGGCAACCGGGACGTGGGCACGAAGACGGGGTTCGAGGTTTCAGCGGTCAAACGCTCGGACCCATGCGCAGAGGGCATTACCGCTCTTTGATGGAGGGGTTAATTCGTCACGGACACAATGTTCGCTCAGATGACCGCAACGAGATGTCACATCCGTTTCACACCAAGTTCCAGCGAACACTGCCTCCTGACATGACCGTTGAAGCGAGGATTCGCGACCGCGACAGGAACATTGAGCACTATGGTCAAGGAGAGTATGACCCTTCGGACGTAAATCCAAGAGACGTCTTAATTTACGAGCGTGAAATCCCACCATCGCCTGAAAACTGGGGCGACCTGAGCGGCCCAACACGCAGCCGATTCCCGCTCTTTGTGCAACACAAAGAGCGTGCGCCTTTTCGTGACCACCCCGAATGGGAGGACTCGCAACAAACGCAGTTGTTTGTTCCGAGACGACCAATCGGCGTATCGCCATCCATGTGGGCGGCCACAAGCCCAAGTGAGCGTAGGAAACAGACTGAGCGCGATTTGAGAGAGCGCGTGGAAAGATGGTTTAGCCGCCAACAGCAGGGGGAGCAGGCGCTACGGCAGGGCGGCGTCTCGCTGGACGAAACATTGGATTTGGGTTTGTTGCCCGGAATAAGGCAACCACCAATGCCTCGAATGGAGTATGAAACAAACCCTCGCTTCGTAGGTGTTAAATCTACACCTGATGTGATGTGACCATGCGCGTGACCATCTACGAAGTCGGACCTCGTGATGGGCTACAGTCGCTGCCACATGTCGTGCCTGTTGAACAGCGGCGGCAACTCATTTCATCGCTCTATAACGCAGGCTTGCAGCACGTCGAAGAGGTGTCTTTTGTCCACCCCAAATTGCTACCGCAGATGGCTAATGCAGAGGACGTCTACAGCGGTAAGGGCGATGCCCTTGTGCTCAACAAGCGGGGCCATGAGCGAGCCGTCGCTGCGGGTGTTGAGCGCATCAACATCGTGCTTTCGCCTTGTGAGTCGTTCTGCATCAACAACATGGGTCGCAGGTATGACGAATTGGTGTTGAACTATCGGACGTTTATGCAAGACGTTCCGAAGGACAAGGTGCGTGTCTACCTATCCATGGCGTTCGGCAGTCCTGACAGCGGCGTGTTTGATGCTCGCACGCTGCGTCGCTGCATCAGCGATGCCAAAATGTTCGGTGACACCATCGTGTTCGCAGACACCGTCGGCGTGGGCACAGCCAACGACGTTTGGGAAATGTCGCGCTTAGCGCAAGACTACGGTATGCGTCCCGCCTTGCATCTGCATCATCGTGGTGACGAGGGTAAGCCGCTCACGCTCGTGCGTGCGGGGATTCTCGCAGGTATCAGCGAGTTTGACGCCAGCATCGGTGGGCTGGGAGGATGCCCATTCGCAAGGGGAGGTGGGGCAAACATCGCCACTGAATCATTGGCTCGTCATCTTCACGCTTGGGGTCTTGAGACTGGTCTTGACAGTCGGGCATTGAGGAGTGCAGCGGCTCTTGCCTTTACCATGAAGCATCCACAGCCGCAGATAACAGAGGCGCACTGCTAAAACGCACCACCGCTTGGGGTGAAGTGATGGCTTACCTTGGCAGCAAGCGCAGGTCCAGCGACTATAACGCTGTGATGAAGCAAGTCCGCAAGCCGGTGTTTGTCGACAACGCCCTACACCTCGGTGAGTTCACTGCTCAAGGCGTTGACAAAACCAAGGTCACGGTGCGGCAGCGTAAGGCTGCAAACTACCCTATTGCGACAGAGCGCACCTTCACCATCGAAGAGGGACAGGACGAGATTACGCTCACGCACACTGGTGCACCGGGTCACTCGACGACCACCGCACGCTATGACGACACAGCACCCATGCTCTACAGCAGTGAAAAGCCATCGCAACGCCTACGCCTTGGCTCTGTTCTCAGCACCACCAACGGTCTACGCATGTCGGTGCGAAACAAGCGTGGTATGACGCTGAGCGAACTTGGCTTTGAGAGCGACAGCGGGCACGTTGCCTTCCCATGCGATGCTGGCTTAAGAACTACGGACATGGCGATGCGATTGGGACAGGACGTTGACTCACTCACATCGGTCAACCTGACCGGTCCCCGCACTGCTCAGTCAGGTAACGCGCGCCGTCGTCACAGCACGACCTTCGTTGCGAAGAACTTCAAGGCCGTGAACCTGCTCACTGCGTTGCGTTTCCTCGGTCGGCACGACAACCGCGTTGCTTTGTTCGACCGCTTCGGCAACCTCATCTATGCTCCGTTCACTTACGGTGGACCCGGTCGCATCGTTGAGGCCAGTTTGCGCTCAGGCGGAGCCAACACTGACCCAACCGATGAAAGCGTCACCGCTGTGGTGGTTGTCGGCGTTCCCTTGGCTGTGAACGAGAGAGCCTTTGCCGAAGTGCGAGACTCAGAGCGAGAAAGCGGGCGTGGAGCCAACATCATCGAAGAACCGCAGCGCATCGAGGACTTCACCGTTAGCAGCAACGAGGGCGCCCGTCGTGTCGCGCGTGCGGTGCTCAAGGCCAACAACCTGAGCGCTGGCAAGAAGACCAGCGCAGGCCATCCTGACGCATTCGATTTGCGACCCGGTAGCGTCATCGAATATGAGAACGTCAAGCGTGTGTTGACTGAGGTAAGGCACCGCTTGAGTTCCAACGAATCTGACCTCGTTTTCCTCAATGTGGACATCGGTATCGAGGGTGTGCTGCAGGGCATCAGTGAGGGTATAGGGGACGTCGACCTTGAGCCTGAGACGCAGGAGCAGGTGCGCGAACATGTGCTGTCACTGTTCGGAGATGTCGAAATTCGCTCCATTGCCATCGTCACGCTTAGGGGGCATGGCGATTCAGGTATGCTTGTGGGGCGTGCTATGGGTCGTGGCATCATCGGTGGCACGTCGTCATCACAGACCATTGGTGGTAGCAAGACGAAGGCCATTGTGTTGAGAGGTGACAACTGATGCCAGTGAGCGACCGACTGAAGCGTATGCTGCTTGAAACCATTGAGTCCAACATTGATGAGATGGTCATCGGCTTTGATGGCACACCGTCAACCAGTCAGGACGGGGCTGCGGGGCGACCTGCCATCGTCATCACACCCACAGTGCGTATCACCAGCGACAGCACTATTCTTGTCGAAGGCTTCATACCGGCGACCGAGTCATTCACGGACACGCTGAAGGAAGTCTTCGTTCAACTGCGCGGCACCAACCCCATCCCAATCGCTCGCCACACCATCGCTCCAATCTTCAAAACGACCGGCAACGAAATGCGGATTCAAGTCATCATCGAGGTGAAGTGACATGGCAAACCCAATCTCAGGACACACAAAAGGCAGCAACGAGGGGCTTACCGATGGTGAGCATATCATCTCGCCCTCGCTGACGAACATCTACGAGGGTCTGCATGGCAACGGTATTCTGTCGCCATATGACACGGCCTACACTGGTGCGAACCGCAACACACCTGCGTCCTTGCCCGGAGCCATCAGTCAAGGTGCCAATGCTTCAAAGGTGACAGTCAAGGCGTTTGAGGCCATCATTGACGGCATCCTGTATGACTTCGGCGGAGGCTCTGATGTCACCATCACGCTCGGCTCTACGGGCGACCACCTAAGCGGTGGCTCAACCACCAGCCTGACCAGTGGACAGGAGTGTCTGTTCATCATCATCGCGACTGCTGCCGGTGTGAAGTTCACTCAATCCAACATCATCACAACCGCTGTAGGCGCATACCCGTCTGTCACGGGCACTTCGGCTGCATACCTGACGGATGGCAAAGGAACGCAGAACCAGCAGTCGTTCGTGTTGGGGACGGTGCGTGCGACCAACTCAGGAGGCTCGACCGTTGGTCCGGGCATCCAAGCCCTCTCTGAGTTCAACGACAAGCGTGTATTCCTACGCCCAACACCTCTCTTCTTCTCGCCCGTGACCAAGGGTAACGTCGGCACTACGACGGGTATCAACAGCCACACAGCGCTTGCCGGTGCTCACACAGGCGAATCGGGTGACTTGGGTGATACGGGCGTGATTTGGCAGTCGTTTAACAGCGACAACGAGTCAATGCTGTATTACACTCGCAAGGACAGCAGCAACCGCCACACTCACCTGCTTGGACCAACGAACATCAACGTTAGTAGCCCAAGCGGCAACCTGACGTTCACGTTCGACAGCGACCAAGTCTTCGTGTTGACGCCGAGCACGACCATCAACCTGAACCCCAGTGGCACGTTCCCACCGGGTCACACGGTCTTCGTGTCTGTGCCCAGCGGTAGCACCGTCACGTTCGACTCGACTGGTCTGAACTCAAGCGTGGTTGCGACTGAAGCCACCATGTTCGTCTATGACGGCTCGAACTGGAAGAAGGTCATGGTGAGCGGGACCATCAGCCCAGCCTCCAACGGAGCCAGTGGCCGCGTTCAACTGTCCGATGGCGCGGGTGGCTTCACCAGCGATGCTGCCTTATTTTTCACGGCAGGGACTCCTGACACCCTGACCGTTGACGGGAAACTCAACGTCACCGGCTTGATTGACCCAACCGGTTTGGTCATTGACGAAAAGGCCAACGTCGCAGCCACAGGTCACACTACCGCAGCAGGCAAAGGTCTGCTGTGGGTCAAGAACGATGCGCCAAATCGCCTCTATTTCACAGACGACGCTGGGACTGACAAGAAGGTCATTCATGCCACGGACAGCGTCACTGAACTGAGCGACGTGAGCAGCGTTGGCTCCGGTGCCATCATCACTGGTTCCGAGCGTAGCAAATTGAGTGGCATCGCGACTTCCGCTACGGCGACAGCAGCGCCGGCAATTGAGGACAACAGCGGCACGCCTGCGTTTGCATCAGGCATCACGAAGGCCGAAGTGCTCACGCTCATCAACGTCGCTGACGGGGCGACTGCAAACGCAGGCACAGTCACGAGCGTCGCTACGACGGCACCCATCACGGGCGGCACCATTACGGGGTCGGGCACAATTGGCATCAGCGCCGCAACGACGAGCGCAGCAGGGTCAATGTCTGGTGCGGATAAAACCAAACTCGACGGTATCGAAGCAAACGCAACGGCTGACCAAACAAACGCCGAGATTCGGGCTGCGGTCGAAGCAGCCACAGATTCCAATGTCTTCACCGACGCCGACCATACCAAATTGAACGGTATTGCTGCAAGCGCGACCGCATACGCAGATGCAGACGCCATCGCTGCCGTTGAAGGAGAAGCAACATTGGCTTTGACGGGCGATGTTACCATTGCCGCAGGCAAAGGTCTGACTGTTGACGGAACTACCTTACACGTTGACGCTGCCAACGACCGAGTAGGCATCGGAACTGCTTCACCCGCTACCGCCTTGCACGTTGAGGGGTCAAATCACATCATCAGAGTCAAAGACACGTCTGCCGGTGATAACGCCCTCACCCGCACAATGGGTGGACTTGAATTGTCTGCTGCGGGAATGAACACCACGTCGAAGTTCGGCGTCCCCATCAAGTTCATGTCCACGGACAGCGCTTTCACTACGGAAAACCCGAAGTTCTTGGCGGCGATTGTGCCTATCGCACGAGAGTCCTACACCGCCGACACCAAGGGTGGAATGGCTATCGGGTTCGCGGTGACGGCCAACACCGCCGGGGCTTCAACCGTCCCTCAAGTCAAAATGACCCTTGACTCAAACGGAAGGTTGGGTATCGGGACTGGCGGGCCACAGGCTCTTCTTCACGTCAATGGCGACGTCGAGTTTGACGGTGCAATCAACCACGACGGTAGCACGGTCGGCTTCTACGGCTCGACGCCCGCGACTCAGCAGTCATCGTCTACCACGGCAAACCCTACATTGCCGTTGCTCACAGCAACGGCACCACCCGGACAGGGCGCTCTCTTTAGCGAGGTTCAGGCGGTTGCTACTCAAGTCGATGCGCTCATCACGCAGGTCGGTGAAATCAAAACGGCGTTGCAGAACTTGGGGCTGCTCTCTTGATTCAGAACCGCTTCTTGGCTGGTGTTGTGTTGGCTATCTTGTTGGTGTTGGTCTTTCCCTTGCTGCTCTTTGAGCGCTTGAAGACGCTGTCCACCCACAAGTGACCGCACTCCCTACACTGCCAAATCGAGATGCGCTCCTTGTCAGCATCAAGGAAACGACCGTTGATGCGACGAGGAATGTGACGGTGTCCGCACTGGCGGCAGACGACCTTCATACGGTCAAGGAGTCGGCCCATAGAGGGTCAACCTTCCTTGCGACCGATGATGTCGTCAATGCGCAGCATGGCGGTTGTGACCTCTGTTGCGGTCGTGATAGCGCTGCGGACGAGCGTTTCAGGCTCGTAGACGCGCCACTTAGCCATGTGAACGATACCGCCGTTGTGCACGTCAGGACCGTAGCCGTAGCCTTCGTGACGCATGGCGAGAACAGTGTCCAAACCTGAGTGTCCGGCGTTCTCAGCGATGGTGCTGGGAATGATTTCCAGCGCGTCAGCGAAAGCGTCAATCGCCATCTGTCCTCGCCCACCGACCTCCGATGCACGGGAGCGTAGACGAGAAGCCAGTTCAAGGTAGGCGGTGCCGCCGCCGTAGCAGAGCCTGTCGCCGTTATGAATGAGCGAGACGACACCGAGGGCATCATCGAAGCCACGTTGCACCTCATCAAGTGTGGACTGTGTCGCACCAAACAGCACGAGTGTGGCCTCACTGGAGGCGATGTCGCTGGCCACGAAGAGGTAGTCCACGTCGTTATACCGGCGGCGGTCAACGACCGCTCTGCTAACGTCCATACCGTCCTCGGCCATATGGTAGGGCTTGGAGCCGAACTCATTTCCGAGGCGCTTCATGGTGCTCTCAGGCACGCGCCTGACGACGAAGATGTTGCGCTTTCGCAGGTATTGCACGACCGTGTCATGCACACCGTCGCGCACGAACACGATGTCAGGCTGCGCTGCTTCGATGCGCTGTGCGGCCTCCAACAGATGCTCACGGCCTGCGTTCTTCACCGCGCCGTATGACGTAGCATCGACCTGCACCTGCACGTTTCCGTCTTGCTTCTGCTCTTCCAACCCGCTGTTGATGAGCAGAGCGGACAGCGATTCGGTGTCCGTGAATTGACCGTCAGTAGTGACCACGTCTTTGTTGATGACGACGCCCTCAAACAGATAGGAGTCTTGCAGTGAGCCACCGGGAGCGGCCAGCACGCGCACGTCCTTGACATCACCAACGGCTTCAATCGTCTTGACGCAGAGTTCAGCCACAGCGTCTGTAGCAGCCTCCAACGACTTGCCCGTAATCGCCGTGCTTGCGATGTCCGTAAGTCGGGGAGAGTCAGTGCGTTTGCTACCTTTGCCGGAAACGTCGGGGAGCGTCTCCAATTGAGGAAGTTCCTCCAACACCATGCGCAGTGCGTCGCTGTAGCCACGTCCGATGATGTTGGGGTGTAGGCCCTTGTCGAAAAGCGTCTCTGCGTTGCTGAGCAACTGTCCTGCGAGCACCACACTGCTGGTCGTGCCGTCGTAGCAGTTCGTCTCCTGCACCTTGGCTACTTCAACCAGCATCTTCGCAGCCGGGTGAGCGCTATCGAGTTCGCGTAGAATGGTCGCACCGTCGTTCGTGACGATGACGTTGCCGCCACCGTCAACCATCATCTTGTCCATACCCATCGGGCCAAGCGTGGTCTTCACGGTCGCGACGACGCGCTTCGCTGCCTCGATGTTCAGTCGTTGTGCCTTGTGATTCGTGTTCTCTGTCATTCCCAGTCCACCTCAATTTCAATCAGAGAGCCATCCTCCAGTGAACGGCTCTTGACAATCCCGTGCTCCTGCCCGTGACGGTAGAGGTCATAGGTCAATTGAGCGTCTTTGAGACAATATTCGGCCACCTCAAGGTAGCGTCCCGCACGCCATGCTTCGGGCGCGTCAGCGCTTGTCATGCTCTTACCCAAGTCAAGCGTGTTGCGGCACAGCATCTCAAGGCTGGTCGCAACATCGTTCCCACCTGTCGCCTTGGAGACGAGCAGTTTCGTGTCGATGACGCTGTCGGCCTTACCGATGAGGTCACCTGCTGTCCAGCAATCCAACGCCGCGCTCAGGACAGGCAAGTCGAACTTGCGAATGTTGTGTCCGAGCACCTTCCCACCTTCATCGAGGTGCTTCTGCAAGTGGTCGCCAAGCGTGCGAGGGTGCAGTTCGTGCACCGTAGCCGCAGCCATGTCGATGTCTTGCTTGCTGAAGACGTTGCCCGATTGACCGTCCCACGTCGCCACCACAGTCGGCTCAAACAACGAGTGTTTGTCCCACCCGCCAATCTCGTAGGAGTAGTTACCAGTCTCGATGTCGAGAGCCATAATGCCACTCATGCGACTGCCTCCTCTTTCAGACGTAGATAGACCTGCCGCCCGTCCTTGGCGACATCAAACTGATGTGCTGCCCAGTCGTTGAACTTCTTGAAGGCTGTTGGTTTTGTGACATGTTGATTGACCATGAAGAGGTCCAACATGGCCGCCTTCTTGCGCCAGCCCTCACCTCGCTTGTCCAGTTCGACGGGCGAAGTGGCGTTATAGACGTCCAACCACTCCTTCCAGTTGGCAGCCTTCTCAGCCTTCTTGGCACCGACTTCGACTTCACCCTCCAACCACTGAATCAGGTTCTTGAACAGGTCATACAGAATGTCCTTGGCCATGTCGACGTGCCTACCCGTCACCGTCCATGTATTGTCCATGAGCGCCATGTGTGTGGCGAGGATGACGGTGTAGTTCTCCATCGCGGGCACGAAGGACGCGACCACATCAGAAATGGTGAAGTCGAGATTGTCGAGCAGGCTGTAATAGTCGTCAATCGCATCGTCTGCGGCTGCGTAGAACGAGTCGTCGGCGCTGAACATGTCGAACATGATGTCCTGCAGAATGTCCTCTTGGTCTTCGCGGTCCATCTCGTCCCACTCGGTGAACGTCGTCTCGGAGAGGTTCAGCACACGGTCGCGTAGCCGCTTCTCCAAGTCGGTGAAATACGTCACGATGTCGTCATAGGAAACCTCGCTTGGCTTCGGCTTGGTGAACGCCCTACGCACACGGCGGCGACTCACCTTCTTGCGACGGTCTGTGTCCCAGTGTGCCCAGTAAAGTAGCACACGCTGGAAGATACCTTTGGTCAGCACGTATTCCTTCACGCCCTTGGGCGGGAACGTCGTAATCCACATGGACGCCAGCGACTCTGTCTCGATGGTGCGACCGCTCAGGTGCTTCACCAGTTTGTTGCTGTTGCTCCCGATTGGGTTGCACGCTGACTGCAGGTAGAGCACCGTCTCCTGACTATGCTTACCGGGGTTGAGGATGATGGACCCCTCGTCAAAGTTCAACGCCTTCTGACCACCGAGCATGCCTTCCGTTTCGACTGTGATTTGCTCCTTCTTGCCATCGTCGTTGACGATGGTTTCTGTAGCCGTGCCGCCCACAAGCCCAGCGTCAGAGCCTGTGGTGTAAGCGACCGTCTCCAAGCCGACGTCATCCATCACGTCACCGATGAACTCCCATGCGATGGATTTGCCAGTTCTCGATGGTTGAATCCAAAACATGTGGACGCGAGGGTCGAGGTGTGTCTCATCCCAGTAGATGCGTAGGTATGGAGCAGCAATCTGCCCTTGGATGAAAAAGAACGACAGCATCGCTGGAATGTCGTTGTCAATGCTGACTTTGCTGAACTGCTCAATGTAGCCCCGCATGAAGTCGTTGTTCTGCACGATGTCGTAGCCTTCTGCCTTTCTCATGTTCTTCCTCTCCTGACTGTTTGCTGTAGTCGAACTTCCTCTTCGCTGCTGAGGACCTCGATAATCATTGCCCTCTTCTTGTCACCAAGTCCCTTGACCTGCTTCAGTGAGGCTGGATGCAGCATCTCTTCGATGCTACCGCACTTGTCCAATAAGCGGTCGGCCAAGTCAGGCCCGATACCGGGCATGGCGAGCAGAACGTCCTTGCGAACGTCGTTGGTTGAGACACGGCGGATGGCGCGTGCGCCATGTGCGCTCGCAGGCTTGTGCAGTTTGTCGTGAAGTTTCACGACGAATAGGGACGCCTCGCTGACGTTGGCAGTGTAGAACACCTGACAGTCAAAGTCTGCCATGATGCGCGCAATCGTGCCGGTCAGTTCGCTCTGAATGCGACTGTAGGTCAAACGCTTGCGGGGGTTCTTGTTCTTGGCCATGGCCAAGTATTTGTCAATGCCTCCGTGGATGAGCAGGAAGAAGCGTTCGTGGTTTGCATCCATGTTCTCCAACTGACGCCATAGGTGCCCACTGTGACTGGACTGGAACAGGTCGGTGATGCTCTTGGCCTCGACACAAGACCGGCCCAGCAGGTAGTCCCCCACCACCAGTCGCTGTCTGACAACGGCAAGACCGGCTTTGTTCGCCTTACGCTCCACAGCGTCGCACAAAGGGCCACGCTCGTTGCTGTCAATGATGAGGTCAGGTTTTGGCAACGACTTCCCTCCTGTGATATGGGCACAAGTCTGCCCATTGACCGCAGCGCTTACCGCTACGCGCGGTAGCCGAGCAACGCCAGCCTTCAGGTGGTCCCAAAGACCGGCACGCCTGACAGAAAAACGCCCCCGTGTAGCGGGGCTTGCGAATTCTCCGAACGTTGCACAGTTCACATTTGACTTTCGGCATTGTCATTCCTCTCCTTGATGCGCTCCTTGCTCATGTCGTAGCGCCCTTCCTGAACGGCTGAGAACAGTTCCTCTCCTGTTGGACTCAGCACGTAAGTGAGTGTCGTGTAGCGAGTGCCCATGATGTCGGTCGTGATGCTTTCACCTACCCGCTCGAACGCCTCGTCTTTGCTCAAGATGTTCGACAACTGCGGGCTGGTCATGCCGTGTTTGGTTGTGTTGTTCACGACTCGCAGGATTTCATCATGACTCATCGCATCGGGCGCCTCGCCCAAAATGCACACAACCCAGCGTCGTAGTCGCTTGTTCTTCGTCTTCCTCGGTATTTTCGCCACGGTCATGCCTCCACAATGGTGCCGTCGTGATAACGACACTTACCGACGCACATCCCGTCGTTCTCGATGGTCGAGCAACGGGGTGCGCTCAGACCTGTCTTGTTAGGGCCACCGTATATGATGCTCTCGACTTGAACTCGTGTCGTGTGGGCGTCGTAATCGACCCACCCCTGACGCTCGATAATGCCGCATATCTCGTCAATGTGCTTCTGCCTGTCCTCATTTGTGACGGCCTCGGGGCGGAAGAACCAGCGCAAGCGTGCAGCAAGGTAGGACACAAGGTGCAGCCGTTGCCGATGCGTTGGGTTGCCCATGCCAAGTGCAGGTGAGAGACACGGGAGCACGATGATGTCGTCCAGCGTCACGTCAGGTAAGTCCTCTACTTTCTCGACGTTGGCCTTGAAATTGTTGCGACGTTCGGGTAGTGTGATGCTGACTCTTGTTGAGCCGTGCTCGATGTAGCCGGGGCGTGGGTCTTGGGCGATGTCGTCCAAGTCGTCGTAGTCGCACGTCATGATTTCCTCGCTGCTAAGCGGAATGCTCCAGCACGCTCGCCTTGCGTTATATGAGTTCGGAATGCGAATCATGCCACTGGTGTCGAAGGCGACGGCTGGGTCGCTGCAGCCAAGTTCCAGTTTGTTATGCCACTCCCTCATCAACAGTCGCCCACCCTCCTTGATGCGGCGCACGTCCGACGCTGAGGTGGGCATGTAGGTCTGACTCAGGGGCACCCATACGTGGAAGCCACCACCGCTGAACCACACGTAGTGTTGCAGGTCTTGCTCAAGCAGATAAGCGTGTAGCCGGCGGACCTGCTGCTGCATGTAGTCGAACTCGACCTCGGCTCCTCGCTGCTTGAAATCTTTGCAGTCGAAGTCCAAGATGAAGTGGTGAATGACCGGTGTGTCATAGTCAACACGATGATGTCGTGGGGCCTGTGTTGCTCTATAACCGTAGGCTGTGAAGTAGGCGTTGCCGCTTCCATTCTTCCCACGCCAATAGCGCTCCAGTTCAGTCCATGAACGCACGATGTAGCGACCGCCCTGCTTTCCGTCCGACCCAATCTCCAGCACTTCGCGAGGGAAGTCGAGCGGAACGAAAGCCATGTGGCTCACCCCAAGATGCGCTTGATTTTGCGGTTGGCCTCGCTGAAGACGAGGTAGGCTTCAGTTTCATGCAGCAGTTGTGGGGTATGAGCGACAACGTGGATGGTCCAACGACGGGTGCCTGCATCTTCGTCTACGCCGAGTTCGACGTAGTCAGTCAGTCGCATCTGCTTGTGAACGGTGACTTGCGCCAGTTCGCCATGCAGCAGGCTGTGACCCACAACCACTTCGACACCTTCGGGCATTTTCTTCTGTAGCACGTGGCGCAGTTCTTCACAACGCTCTGCTGTCTTCTTCTTCAGTTCATCTCTGTTCATTGTTCAGGCCTCCATCGTGGGCACAGTTCCATGTAGTCGCAATAGCCGCACTTAAAGTCGGATGAGGTTGGGAGGAAGTCACCACTGAGGTGGGCGTCCACCAAGGCAGTGAGGCGCTTCTCAACGGACTTGGGCGCGTAACGCCCACCCGGACCATTCACCGACTCATAGTCCCAGTGAGGCCCAGTGCCACCGTTGATTCCACCGCCGGGGAAAGCCCAGCCCCATCCTGTGATGGGGAGGAACTCACCGTGCGGACTGTTCTCCAACATCATGCGATAGAACTGCATTTCAGCACGCATGTCTGATGCCTTGTTCGGCTTCCACTTGCCCGTCTTCAGTTCCATCAGCACAACCCCTTGGCGACTGTCATCAAGGAACATACGGTCGATGTAGCCCTTCATGTGGATGGGGACCTCTGTGCCGTCGCTCGCGACGACTAAGCGAGTCGCATGAATCTCGGCTTCGTTACCCACGGGGAACCAGTCGCGCACCTCGCTCTCTGCGCAATTGCACAGTCGCTCAAACTGCCACTTCACGTAAATGCGCAACTGCTCAGGTTCACCGTAGATGTAAGGCTCGGGTGGGGTGGGTAGTGCTTCAATGCACATCGTCAGAGCCTTCTCTCTGTCACCTGATTGACTGAGTTCGTAGACTGTGTGGGCGATTGGAGTCATGGCCTTCCACCAATACTCCACGGCGTCGTGGACGTTGCTCCCGCGAACGTGGTAGTCGCGCGTCTCTCCTGTGTGACCGAGCACCTTCTCGATGAAGTATTGCTGAGGACACCAATGGAACGTGCCCAGCGTTGACTTGCTCACGCGCAGGATGGTGTCTTCCATGTCAGGTTGCCACGCATAGGTGCTTTTGTCATAGGACTTGAGCAGGTCTTTGTGCTCATAGGAGTCGCGCTCGTTGTTCCCCCCTTCGGGGTTGGGATTCCATCTCATTGGAACGCACCGCCCATGGACGGTTCGTTGTCTGAGCGGTCATACTCCACGCTCTTGCGCTTCGTGTAGACAATCTTTCCTCGCTTGAACAGGTCCATGTCCAGCAGGAAGTGGTCGGGGACGTCCTCGGGCAAGTTCATCTCGATGATGGACTCATATGGCACGATGCGTGTTCCGCCCTTCACGAGTTTGAATGAGGCGAAACCTGCGAACGGTCCATCCATAGGCATGAACTCGCCCGTGAAGGTCGCACGCTCAGTGCGTGAGACAGCGTAGGTGACTTCCATCATCATTCCTTCACCTCCTTCATCAAGCGCTGCACGTAGACGGCAGCGTCCATCAGTTCTTCCTGTAGGTGCTGCAGCCACTCAAGCAGCGTGAGGTCCGCGCGCTCCATGGTCACGCCGTATTTGGCTTCACCCACCTTTGCCCTTCCCTGAATCTTCTCGCACACTTCGTCTTCAATCCTGCTCATATCAATCACCAATAGTTCGTGGGCGCAGGCGCACCTGCGGCGACATTCAAATCCCAGCCGAGGCTGTCATAGATGTTCTTGAGTTTCGACTTGACCATGACGTCAAGCACCTTCTCCCAGTTGACGTGATAGCGCCGTAGTTCAGTCTCTTCACGGAAGGCGATGTAGGTAGCCCTGCGCCGCTCTCCCTTGAGCGTGAAGTAATCGGGTGCATCGCCCTTGAAGCCGGAAACGTAAGTCCACGGCACGCTGTCACCTTTGCGCCACGGCTCACCCTCGTTGTGCTGGTTGAAATACAGCGCCGCCTTGGCCGCTGGTGTTGGAGATTCATAGTCGTCAGGTTCCTTGGTCAAACGGGTGGATGCGATGACGTCATGGATGCTGACGTGACCTGCCTTCACGGCAAGTGAAATGGCGCGCAGGGCTTCAGTAACCTCCTCCTCGGAGGCCCCGTGACCGACCATGTCCATGGCTGTGCGCTGCACGCGCTTCGTGATAGCGGAACTGCTCGATGCCTTGAGTTCATAGCCCGACACCTTGAGTTGTCCGGCTTCGCTCTCAGGCCACGTCTTGAATCCAAAGTAACGGTTCTTCACAGGAGCCGTGGTCCAGTAGTCGAAATACGCCTCCAGTTCCACGTCCATGTAGGGCAGCGAAAGTTTCTCTTGCGCCGTCTTGGTCAGGTGGTCAGCGAGCGCCTGTGCTTCGTCAAAGGGCACTTGGATAAACGCTGAGTCAGTGTGACCGAACAACGACCTGTAGCCCATCTCCTCGCTCTCAGACATCAGATGGCGGATGGCTTCGCGCCCACGGAAAGTGATGGATGATGCTACGTCGTTGTCGACCCACATACCCTGCACAGCCTTCATTCCCATGTAGCCGTAGCAGGCGTTGACCGAAACCTTCGCCGCCATCTGTAGCATGTTGAACCCCAACCGCTCCTCGTCTGTCTTGGCCTCTCGCATCTTGCGCTTATACTCGGCACGCAGTTCCAGCATCTCTTCGACAATGGACGGTAGCACGCCCTTCGTCTGCTGGTCCCAGTGCGTGCCGTTGCCCAGTGTCTTGATGCCCACTCCCGGCCCAGCACGCTTGGTGGTGGGGCACAGGTTGTCGCTGCGAATGATGTTGGGATATAGGGAAGCGTAGTCAACACAGGCCACGCCTTCGTGTCGACCGACCACGGGGTCGGGAATGTGCGCGGCCTGCATGTGCTCGCGCTGCACGTATTTGGCGCTGGGTGCCTTCAGGTCCGTGCGTCTACTGATGAGGCCACGGATGTAGCGTGAGACGTTGTGCGTGCTCGACCACTGCACGCCACACAATTGTTGCATGGCCACGAAGAACTCGATGGCGTTGAGCCGCTCTGAGATGTCAGCCAGCAGTGTGGTGTCGCGCAGACAGTAATCCACGAAGTCGTCGTAATACTCACGCCACCCGTTGTGGACGGTCATGCCCTCAATCTCATCCGTGAGTTTGGAGCCAAGGTCCAGCAACTCAGCGAACGTGGCGAGTTTGCGGTTGGGCACCTGCCCACGCCCTGACTTCTGCCACAGCGTCTCAAAGCCGCTGCCGCTCTTCCAATGAGCAGCAGAGTCCCAACACAGCCGACCCTTGATGGGTTGCTGTGTGTCCTTATACCCACCGTCCTTGAAGGGCTTGAACACCTTACCCAAGGGCGACAGGCGCTCAGGCTCATCCATGCGGCTCATCATGTGCGGTAAGTCCGCCCACATGATGGCGTGTGCCACGAGGATGTCGGGGTCGCACTCTTCCATGTGCATCAGGAAGGCGTCGTGCATGTCGGCTTCGCTACCGAACTCAAACAGAATGTAGCCACCCTCTCGGTCAACGTATCGTTCACGAGGTGTGGTGATGTTGGGTCGCCATGCGAAGACGACGTTCTCGTCGCTGTGGCTGTCAGCCACGGCCATGACTGTGGTGAACGGGTTGTCCCTGTCTGTGTTCCACTCCAAGTCGAAGTGCCACACACGCGGGTGGAACTCGGGTAGTCCGTCCGGGTAGAGGGTGAACAGGATTTGGTCGGAGTAATTCAGGTCCGCCTCATACGTGGGCGGAATGCCACGGGCGTTCTTCAGTTCCCACAGGTCGGTGGGATTGTCGAAGGACACCTTCATCAGTTCCGTGCCGTCGAGCGCTGTCGCTCGCTCGGTGGGGTGAACCACCGCACTGGGGAACTGGAGCCGCAGTTTGCGCAGCCTACGCTCACGCGATGCGGCTGGAATCCAGCAGAACGGACGGACGTAGTCTTGGTGTCCGGGGGCGATGATTCGCTCCACCACGTTGCCTGCCTTGCTTCGCATACGCAGGTAGATGGACGGGCCTTCGGCCGCGCCCTCCGGGTAGAACGTGTCGACAATCACAGTGTCACGCCCGTTGGTCCACGACAATGAGTGTGGCCTCTCCGCTGTCCCATGACTGCATGAGAATCAGCGGCGCTGACTCACCCACGCTGAACTTGGCCTGACTGGGATTGAGCAGCGGCAGTGTCTCGATGAACCACGCTCCGTAGTTCGCCTTGACCTTGTCACCCACAGCGTCGCTTACCGGCGTCGAGGCGAAATAGCGTGCCTCGTGTGCCTTGCCTGCGCGGATGACGAACTCCTTCTCGGAAGGGTTGACCGTCACCTCAAACACAGGGCTGCTGTCGAGAATGCCGCTCATGGCCTTGATGGACATGAGGTCGCTCAAATCCAGCGAGCCGGACGTAGACACGTCCTTGTTGGCGAACATCGTCTCCTTGGAGTCAACGTAGCCTTGGAACATCTTAGCGACAATGGATGCACGCGAAGCGCTGGTGATTGATGTCGAGGTAGGGAACTGGACCTTGGACCGACCGGCGATGACGAACAACGTCTTGCCTGAGCCTGTTTGCTTCAGCGTCACGAACTCACTCTTGCAGCGCTTGATGAACTGCCGTGTCTTGTCCAAGTCGCTGATGTAGAACGTCCCGGTGTCCTCCTTGCCCTCATAGGGGATGAGTCCCTTCCGACGTAGGTAATACGTCTGAAACGCGACCTCCGCCTCCATGACTCCGCCTGCACTCAGCGTGACCAGCAGGTCTTCAGTGATTGCGCCGAAGGATGACAGGAATGCGTTCAGTGCCTTCGCGTTGAATTTCATGCTTGGCATCAGATAGACCCCCTGTATTTGCGAGGCTTGGACCCCATGCCGACACGCTCCGTCATTTCGATGGGGAGGCGTCGTTGGTTGTCGCCAGTGATGTCAGCGAAGTCGGTGAGGCTGGACTGCTTGAGCACATGCCCACCGCAGTGCACACAGATGTGCGGCTTCTGCGTAGGCTCAGGCTCAGGCTTGCTACCCATGACCTTCTTCCACAATTTCCATTTGCTCATCTTTCTCTCTCCTTGATGGTGCACAGGTGGGGGGACGCGCAGGAAGAAGAAACGAACCTCCCCTGCTACCCAGTCACGGTAAGATACCGTGGGGGGTGAAACCCTTCGCGCGTCTTTACTTCGCAGACCCCCATGTTGTGCATCACAGCGAGCCGTCGTAGAGTTCGGGCAACCCGAACCACTGCGGCTCCTTTCCTGCCTCCGTGATGAGTGTAGTGCGGCGCTGTCCCTGCAGTTTCGCATTGGTCTTGCTCTTGTCGAACGTGACCTGATATTCGCTGCGGATGACTTCGCCTGTCTCTTCGTCCTTCTCGTCCTTGCGCTCACAGCGCAGAATCTGATACACGTAGTTGTTGGATGACTTCTCGTAGTCGGGACGCCACTGTGGTGCAGTGTCCTCGCTCTTGCCGAAGGAGTAGTTCGTCAAGCGCAGGTGCGTCTCCCAAAAGACACGCACACCGGCTTTGACCAGCCCACGACAAATCGCCGTCAGTTGGTGGAAGCGAGTCTTGCGGATGGCCCAGTCCCACTGGTGGCCCACCTTCTTGTTCCAGTCAGCGGCCTCGATGCCGTCCTTGGCGATGTTGAGGTCAACGATGCGCATGCAGTTCACACACACGCTGTCCCACAAGTCGATGCCCGTGATGTGGACACCCCACAGACGAGGACCGTCATAGTCGGGGTTGCGTTGATTCTGAGCGCACTCCAGTGCGAACTGCCCAAGGCTCATCAGACGTTCGTGTGTGAGCGGGTAGTCGTAGGCTGTGCGGTCCTTCTTCATCATGACCCAAGGCTCCCACACGCGAATGCTCTGCTGCGAGGAGTGGAAGGCCGACTTGTTGGCGGCGAGGCCACCGTCGAAGTCAAAGCCCCACAGTTCCATCTTCCTCTCTTGCTCGGTGCGCTCAGGTGCTTGAAGCCACTTGCCGTAGGCGTCTGTAACCACAGCCGTCTTCCCGGTGTTGTCGTGCCCAGCGAGCACACAGAACGTGTGCGTCTGCGGCATGTGGTCCATCGTGGTCAGTTCTTGCCGAAGGTCTGCGAAGGGGTCAGCGTTCTCACGCTTGTGAGGAGGTGTCTCCTCAATCTCCTTCTGCTCCTTCTGCTCCTTCTCTGCCTGCTTCGTTTTTCCAAATCCTGCCATTCATCTCACCTCAGTTGAACTGGCCTCGGCCAGTGTCCCCGCCGGTCTGTCGACGGCGGATGCGGCGCGGGTCAGCAAAGACACCCATGACCTTCAGGTTGGGGATGTCAGCACCGTCCTTACGCTTGACTGCAACGCGACCGACGACGAGCACCGTTGAGCGCTCAGCGTAGGGAATCTCGTCTTCGCCGTCACGGGCGATGAACGGATTGGTCAGGTCGTTGCAGGCGCTGCCCATCCAACCCATGACCTCGGAAGAGTCGCCTCGTCCGTGCTCGGACTGGAGCGCCATGCTGGTGAGGGCAATCGAATACCCACGCCCGTCCTCGTCGTATTGGTTGTCGCGAGCCTCACTGCTCAGGCGGTTGACTGTGCCACGAGTGATGACCACCGGTCCCTGCTTCCCTTGCTCACCGTTGTTCAGACTGAACGTGCGGCTACGCGACTCGAACACTTCCACGAGGTCTTCAAGCGGTGCAAAGGCATCGTGGAGTTCCATGTCGGTCCACGCCCTGAACGGATGCAGAGCGGAGCGGTCGTCCTCGGACACGAAGTCGTCACTGTAGGCGATGCTCTTGTGCACACCGAGGCCGGTGCTGAGCACGTCCGCCCAGTCCTTCGCCACGTTCTCGTTTGGTGGGCGAGCAGGAACGCGACAAGGGACACCAATCTGAATCTCCATGTCTGCGTCCTCGCCTTGGCAGTCAAGGCGCCACTGCTGAATCGCTCCATCCTCAGTGAACTTGCTCTCCTCTGCGCCGAGGAAGTAATAGTTCCGTCCCATCATGCTCATGGCCTTGGGCTTACCGCTCTTAGCCAGCAAACAGATGCGCTCATTGTCAGCGACGAAGGAGTGCTCGGGCACTTCGTCCGAGGGCATGGAGGTGCTCTGCTCACCCTTGTTGGTGACGAGCGCCCATGTCTCTCCTCGCTTGATGTAATGACCAACGAAGCCGTCTCCAACGGCCTTGTTGGGGTCGAGAGTGAAGTCACGCTTGGCCCTACGCACGAGGTTCGCGCGGCGGTCATAGCGCTTGGGGTCGACGCCGAGGAACCAACCCACGTAGTTCACAGTGCCAGCCATCGCGTTGCCACCACTGGCGGCACGCGTTTCGACAAGCATCATCTCGGTCCAGTCAACGAGGAGGTCTTCGTCCTCGTCTTCGGGGTGGTCGCACGAGAACTCCTTCGCGACGTAGGCTCGCCACTCGGCAAGCACTTCATCATAGGGGCGCTTCGTGCGCTCACCGTATTTGGTGAGGCGCTCCACCACCCCTGCGGGGAGAGCAGCCTCGGCATTCGTTTCACTGGCATCATAGTTCGGTTCTTCGTATTCTTCTGTCATACCGCCACCTCCTTTCTGAGACGTGCCACGAGGCAGTCCACAAAGGAATAGGAACTCAGCCGCCACTCGAACATGACGGGGAGCATGTCACCGAGCACGGCCATGATGTCGAACGTTCTGTCGGCATCCATGTCGAAAAACTCGGTCAGGCTGTTGAGGAAACCGTTCATCACGGTGTTGAGGGGACGTCCGTTGTCCAGCGACCTGTAGAGCGCGGAGCGGAGTTCCATCCACTCACCGCCAATGGCGGAGAGGGATGCGTTGGAATCTTCACCACCCTTGGCCAACATCTCTCTGATGTCGTCGGGCTGCATGAG